CATGATATCCGCAGCTGTGTCCGTTATACGATCCGAGGGCAGCGACCTGGCTGAAGACAGACATACGGCATTACTTTTGCTTGATTATATGTCCAAAGTCACGCCACACACCATGACACGTGTGGTCGCTGTCCCGCATGCAGACAGACCCTACATCCAAACAAACGACCCAGAAGTCGATGACGGAGCTCCGGCCACCATGGTCAGTTTCATGAGCCCCATCTACGACGCAGGGTTTGCCCCGGTACGAACCACGGGGAATCTCGTTTGGGGATTGGATGAACGGCTTGCACGACAAGTGAAGCGTAATAAACTCTTGAATGCACCAGCTACCGCTATACGCGAAGCAGTGCGGAAATCAGCAGCCCGATCGGTCGCTGGATTTGAATGTGATCCACTGGATTTCGAACAGATCCTCAGCGAACAACAGGGTGCTGCCCGCATCGCACGCGCTCAAGCAGAAGCTGAGCAGGGACCAAGTGATCCCAAGGTGGGGGCTTTCCTCAAAGCCGAATCCTACGCAGAGCCGAAGGACCCACGCGTGATCAACGCTGTAGGACAAGCTGAGAAGTTTCTCGGCCTGAGTCTTATCAAGCAACTGATTGCACACTTCAAGGATAAACCAAATTACGCTTTCCAAAAGCCGAGGGACTTGGCCGACCGGATGGTCATCGCAGCAAGCGACGCGATCGCCAATCTGAGCACGGACTGTGTCCGGATGGATGGGAGTATCTCGGAGTATATCCGACAAGACGTGGATAACGTGATACTTTCCATCGCCTTTGCGAAGGCCATCGATGATGTCATCCGGTACATCCAAACCACAACGGACCAAGATATCAAGGTGAAAGATTGCCTTGGTATTCTACGTCGAAAAGTCAAAAGCCATGCTGCCACTCTCACAGGAGAGCCCGGCACATCGTTCTGGCACACAGAACGTCTAGATGCTTTGATCGACGCTACATGTGACCTCCTGGGCTTCACGGAGGACGAGAAGAAAACCGTCAAACGCGTTGGCGGTGGTGACGATTTAACGATATTCTTCACACAAGGATGTCCAGTCACGCCAGAAGTCTTTCTGGAAAAGTTTTCCATGGTATGCAAGCAGTACGGACTAACTCTGACAGCAGAAATTGTCGAACACGGACAACCTGTCGAGTTTCTCGCGAGGTACTGGATGCCATGGGGCGGCGACCCCAACAGCTGCGCGAACGTTGCGCGGTGGATGAAGAAGTTACACACGACCCCAAGGGTGCCTCTGACACCACTCGAGAAACTGCATGAGAAATGTATATCTATCATGGCTACCGACTCAAACACTCCCATCCTCGGCGAATTCGCCCGGCACGCACTCAAGTTTGCGAAACTGCCGGACGCCGACAAGATAGGGATTGCCCAAAGTTGGTACGCAAAGTTTGACCCCGAGGACCAGTTCCCAAATGAGAAAATGGACTGGTACGAAGAGGCCATCGCTGAAGGCATGAAGGAGTTCGATCGCGAACTCTTCAACAAGGCCATATGCGATGACACGAACCCGCTGGAATTCCCAGTCTGCAAAGAGTGCGAGGAAATCCCGAATACCACGGGAAGAGAGCTCGCAGTCGGAATAGACGGGGATGTCGTTCCTTCTACTGTGGTGAAGCCCCCAATCGACAACACACCAGAAGAGAAACCCAAACAAAGGAAGAATGCAAAGGCAGGAAACGACAAGACGCTACCTGCAGGAAATGCAAAGCTGGGCGGCAGCGCTAAGAAACGACCTGGAACAAATCGAAAGAAGAATAATACATCTCGAAATGGACCAGGAGGAGGGAGCGACGGAAACGCCCCTACCACGAATAAAAGCGCTGGTAACGTCAGCAAGGCAAATCCTGCTAAGGGAAGCGGAGACGCTCCTGCAAGTCAAGCAAGTGCTTGAAGCGGACTAAAAGTCCAATAAAGACCACC